AATAAAGATTGCCTTCTAAGTATACATCTTGCCAGGCATAGCTAGACGAACCAATGTCGTAGGTGTCATCTGCTGCTGGAATTAAGTTTGAATCAATTGACCCTGTTATGGTGACCGTGTCTCCAGAAGCATCTCCTAGATCTACGTTGCCAGTAAGTGATACGTTTGCTGCTGTAACCGTTCCTGTAGCGGTAATGTGCCGAAATCCTGTGATATCTTTGTTAGAATCGACAACAACAGCTTTACTAGCTGCAACCGTTCCTGCGGTCACATCGCTTGAATTTGCTCTGGATACTGCGCTGTCAATTTGAGCGCCAGTATAATCTGAATTATAATTAGCCATTTATGTTCCCCTGTTAATAGACTTCAATTAAATGGGAATTAGACTACATCTATATCTTTTGACCGTTAGCCATTCGTTTGCAGTCAGATTGTGCTTTGAACTCTTTTCCAGGCCAACCGCCACCTTTAAGTTTAAATAAAGGCCCACTCATAAGTTTTTTTAAATTCGTGTTGCCACATTTACAAGTAGCAGTTTCATCTACTTTAGTCATTATCTCAAATGTGTCTTCGCATTTACTGCATTCATAATCGAAAGTTCTAAACATTACCATTTTACCTTTGCAGACCAAAATGCTGCGCTCATCTTACCTTTAGCTATATTCTTGCGATGTCTAGCTAAAAATGATTTACGCCTTGCTTTTTGTGCTTTTGATCTTGGATTCTTACCAGCACCCTTAACGCCTTGCTGTCCAAAGCGAATCAATTTTACTTTAGACCCTGACTTTGCTAGAACTGCGTGACTTTTTGTTTTGTGCGCTGGCGTTCTTTTTGGTTTATTGTAACCAGAGAATTTTACACCTCTATAATTTATAGCCATTATCTACCTACAGCTCTTTGTGCAATCCTATGGCTCTGTGCGAAGGTTTTTCCTTTACGCATTACTGTAGCCATTTTTGATAAATGCCTTTTAGTGTGATGCGTTTTGTGCCTTTGCATTTGACTTTTTTGTCTTGACGTTAAGCCTTTTAGATTTATGCCTTTTAGATTTGTAGCCATTTATATATTACCCTGGATTTAAAAAAGGAATGGGGGCTAATGAAAGCCCCCATATAACTCCTATTAGTGATTAAGGATTCTTGAACTCTTGGATTCTACCCTCAAAAACTGTGACTGCTCCGTAAAGCATATCAGCTACGACTTTAGTACCCAAGAAGTCTACAGAATATTCGCTCTGTACTCTTGGCTCTAATTGTCTAGCTGCGGAAACGGCTGAAGGATGAAAAATGTATCCAACTTCCACGCCAGTTGATCCTGATGCTCCCATGACTGTTGAGTGGAGAACAGGCATACCGTAAAGCATTCCTATTTGACCATTCTTCAATCCAGATACGCCTGCGCCCATTTTAGACGCATCTACGAAATCGCTGATTCCGAGCATTGCAGTATACAATGCAGGAGAAACGACAAAGTTACACTCATTCGTGTCTACATCAGCTTCCATAAGGGTTTTCATGCCCCCACGAATTTCAGCTGCGGTAATTACATTGTCTGTTCCTAGCGCTGTACTATTTGTAGTTGCTGCTTCAACTTTAGACTCAATAAATGCGTCATAAGTTTTAGCAAGCGCGTACGCCATACCTGATACTTCTTTTTCAAAAAGACCTGGGATTGATTGTACAGATGCTATGTCTTCAACGAGTTTTGCAGCGTAACGATGCTGGTCAATCGTAAGATCGGCCTTTGCATGCGTTGAAGCTGCGTAAGTTACGAGTGTTTCTGCTGCTTTAGCGGCATCACTAACCTCTGCTAATTTAGGGATATGATATGTATCACCTTTATTACCTTTAACAAGTCCATTGAGGGAAGTATCAACACATTGTTCGAACACAAGATTGCGTTCTAAATATGCTTTTATTCCATCAGTCCAAATTTCAGGTATAAAATTAGCAGCGGTGGTAGTGGTAACCGATGCGCCAGCAAAATTTTCTGATAATGCCATAGTGGTTATCTACTTTCCACGCTATTTTTTAGCGTAATTTGAAAGAACCTTACTCCAATTCCTTTGCCTCTCGTCTTTGTTCATTTCCGCGAACGGATTGACAGAGCGGTCTGGCATTGGTGTAGAGTACGATTCATTCGTTTTAACTTTCTGATTAAATGATCGAGTCACGAATTTCTGGAGTTTTGAAGTATCCAGATCTATCGCAAACTCTTTATCTTCGTCAGATAGCTGATTCAGAAGGTCTTTTCGTACAGATTCTTTAATCTGTGCGCCTTCTTCTGCCTGAGATTTGTACTCGTCTCGTTCAGACTTGTACTTGGTAGCTAAGTCCTGCCACTCGTTGTTCTTCTGCATCTCTACTTCATCTTTTTCATCGAGTTGACCTTGCAATTCCTTTACCTTTGCTTCAGCTTCCTGGCGCTGGTGTCTGTATTTTTTCGCATCTGCGATAAGTTGTCCAACATCAGCGCTGCTGTCGGTACTTTCTTGAACATTGCCTTGTTCTACAGGTTGCTCTTTCTGAGCGACTACTTTAGAGTCCGTTTCCATAATTTCTCCTATATGGTGTATACCTTAAAACCCATTTTATTTTTTTTGAGTTCTTTGGTGATTTGTCTTACTACTTGTTTGCCCATCTCATTCATAATCATTTCCCCTATTTCTGGAGGAACTGCATTTCCATTTTTTTCACTAGATGAGATAATTCTTTTTTTTCTTTTATTAGTATTCTTACCAAACACTCCAGTCTGATGACCTTCCATCTTAGCTGCTTCTTTTGGATCGGTAATTCCATAAACGAAACCACTTCTGCCTGCTCTAATCAGTCTAATTGAGTTAAGCATTTTTCCTGTTAAGGTTAAGTTAGGAGTTGGAAGTGAGCTAATTTGATTTTTAGCTGCTTTTCTTGCTTTTTTGCGTTTTTCGTAAGCTGGGGTGTACGCTACAAAAGGTTGCCCTCTGTGGTCTCTTTTTTTATTACGAACATAAGAGGCGTGTTCATTTGCAGTTTGACCGCCTAATATCCTAAAAAATCTTGGACTAATGTTAAACATTTTTTTTAAATTAATCATCCGTAATACTCTTCTAATGTTTTTGGCACTTTAAATGCCCTGCCTTTCTTCTTTGCCTTATCCTGCATACCTTGATAAGCTACTTTAGCTTTTTGCTGTATGTCTCTATTTTGCGTTTTAGGTGACAAAGCGACCCATTGATGTCGACAGCGAAATCCTCCGCCATCTCGTAAAGCGCCTGGGTATTTAGATTCTACCTGAGATTGTGTCAACCCATTCTCTTTTAACATCCGTATACAGACAGGTCTAGTCTTAGAATCCATTGGGCCTTGATAAATCAGGCGTTGCTCTGGACTATCCTCTAACTGTAAAAGCGTAAGCGATCTAGAGTAAGTAGCCATTGAAGTAGTAATAATCGTGTCTACTTGATACGGTTTGATTGATAGGTCTCGCAGTAGCATTGCTCTAATGTCTTTTTGAGGCATCTTCTGTAGAACGCCTTGTACTAAAGATAATCTGACCCTCTCTCCGATGTCATTCGCATAACGCAAGATAGATGCTTGTTGCATCCTGCGAAGTGCTACTAGTTGTGGTTCTGATACTTGACCAAAGAATACTGCATCGTCAAGTAGCGTGTCGAATGACATCATTAGTCTGTTGACCGCTTGTTGCATCTGAAGGTCAATTAGCCAGTAATCGACCATAGTGATACCGCCTATAATAATCAGTATCTCTTCTGTGGATAGCCCCTGCTCCCTTAAATTTTCTACATCTTCTGTGAATTGATTCTGAGCCTCAGTAAGTCTAGACTCAAAGTCTGCGACCGCTTGGTCAATCGTACTGTCTAAAGGCATTAGCTTTGCAGTCTATCTAAAAGCCTATTCCCTGATCCTTCTGAGTCATCTACTTCTTCGAGTAGCTTTTCAGCATCCTCTGGTAGCATATCTGGATTCTTTAGCATAAGATATGACTTACGCGTAGCAAGTTTGTTCTGGAACAACCAGGTAAACATCTCGCGTTCTTCTGACGGTGATAGAATCTGTGGCTCTTCAAAATCTACTAGATAGTCTGCACTTAGCTTCTGACCTGTCTGCACTTCAATAATTCTGCGGTCTATGTCATACCGATTGTGTTCCCATGCTCTCCAAGTGTCTTCGATATTGGCTTGTACCTCTGAGTAGTTGTCAATCTCTTGTACTCTCAAAGCTTCTGCTGATTCTGCGTTACCATGAGAATCAATGAACTTTACTCTTAACTGATTATTGTTTAGAGTAGTCTCTACAAGATACTTAGCACCTTTAATTAAATCATCGATACTAGCACTTGGGCCTGTGACC